TGGAAATTTTACCACTTTTATATTTTTTATTTAATTTTTTCCTTTTTTTGCTCGACTGCGAGCTATTCTACGACCACGATACATATTCAACTTCTTCTCCAATTTCTTCTGTTGTAATGTCTTGGTAATCCCAATCCACTATGTTCTTTCGAACCAATGTCTCCCACTCCGGAAAGCCTTGTAATAGCTCTTCTCGCGACACTCCTATCTGTATCAGCTTCTTGATCGTGAGGCCATCTATTTTCGCATAACACTCATGCACTGCCTTCGAAGGCGTCATCTCCATTTCAGATAAACATGCACCATACATGAATCTCAATCTCCAGTACGCGTCCTCGTTAGACCCAAAAGTACCATAAGCATGGCCTATGCAAGACATCAACACATCCAACACATCTCGAGTGTGTGCTTCTCTTCCCCATATAGCCCTTACCATCAAATGACGGGACTCTCGAAATGGTAAAAAGATTGATTGTCCCTTTTCACTTACCGAATTCAGAACAAACTGATGCTGCAAAAACGTGGCTCCACGATCCAATACCCACCCCAAGGATGTAGTACTGCAAAACGCTACACCATCATAAATGTCTCTAAGAACAACATTAAAATGGTCTTTCAAGAACTTTGCAAAAATGTGACCACTAAAATATGCCGACTCTTCTCCCTCCCCTTTAAAGTACAGATGATCATCGCCATACACGATAATTCGAACCTTCTCTAAAAGATGTATTTCCAATCGCTCATGAATATCTTCAGGTGCATGATATATCTGATATACTGCAAAAAGGAAGAAATACAAACTCATAATCCATGAGTCCATATGACTTGTATTGAAACATCCCGAAGGAACACCTCCCCGAATTGATACCCAATAATCCCCATACACATTTGTAATTCTGGTCACCACATTCCTCATTAAGCATTCTACTATGAGTCTGGTTAAGGCATATTCTACTGTTCCAGGCATCTCGTGTATCTGCATGGTAGAAAAATATAACGTCACAAACATTTCGAGAACTGTCTGGTCGAATTTCTTTACGTCTCCTTCGACTATATTCTTGATCCAACAATTCATCAATGAGATTCCAAGACACCTTGCCAATCGATCCGTGCCTCCTTTTGGCCACTTGTGGCCCACCTGGATGACCCAGC